AATGAATACAAATAAAATAGTTTTTAATAAACTTTTCAAAGCTGATTTAGCTTCTCAAAAAGTAAAGTTAGGATTGTTGCAAGATATAGATAGCATCTATAAATCTTTGCAAAAAACAGAAAGCGAAGCCTACAATTTATTTAAACAATTCTCAATGAAAGTTGGAGAGGGGCAAAGTAAAATAGGAGATATTGAAAAATTGATTGATAAAGGTATTGCTCAATCAAAAGACTTAGGATTGCCTTCTGACCAATTTAATGACAAAAAAGCTGCATTAAGTAGGTTGTCTGCATCTTTAAATAAAATGTCTAAATTAAAAATATAAATAAATGGCAAACGTGATTGATAAAATTAAACAACTTTTGAGCGTTCAAGTTAAGCTTGAGCAAATGAAGTTAGACAATGGTACTGTTTTAGAAGCAGACGCATTTGAAGCGGGTAACGCAATCTTTATTGTATCTGAAGAAGATAGAGTGGCATTACCAATTGGTGAGTACACTTTAGAAGATGGGCGTATTCTTGTTGTTCAAGTTGAGGGAGAAATTGCAGAAGTAAAAGACGCAATGCCTCAAGAAGAAGCACCAGTAGAAGAAGCACCAGAAGTTGAGGTTGAAGTTGAAGCAGAAGCTGCTCCATCAACACCTAAAAAAATTGTTGAATCAACTGTTAAAGAATCACATTTTTCTAAAGAAGATGTAGATGCTTTAAAAGCTGAAATCGAAAACTTAAAAACTGAACTTGCATCTTTAAAAGAGGTAAAAGAAGAGGTTGTAGAGGTTGAACTTGCTCAAACATTAAAGCACAACCCGAACCAAAAAGCAGAGAGAGAAGTACATTTATATGCACAAAATTCTCCACAAACAACATTCACACGAGTATTAAATAAATTAAACAAATAATATGGCAACTACAACAAGCATTACAACAACTTACGCTGGGGAGGCTGGTAAATATATATCGGCAGCTTTATTAAGTGCATCTACTATCGAAAACGGTGGTATTGAAGTAAAACCAAATGTTAAGTACAAAGAGGTTATCAAAAAATTAGCGACTGACGGATTAGTTAAAAACGCTACTTGTGATTTTGATGCAACTTCAACAATTACTTTAACTGAAAGAATTTTACAACCTGAAGAATTCCAAATCAACTTACAACTTTGTAAGAAAGATTTCCGCTCAGATTGGGAAGCAATTTCAATGGGCTATTCAGCATTTGACAATTTACCATCTACATTTCAAGAGTACTTATTAGCTCACGTAATTGCTAAAGTTGCTGAAGCAAACGAAGTATCAATTTGGAGAGGTGCAAACGCAACTGCTGGACAATTTGATGGTTTCGTTCCATTAGCTACTGCTGACGCAACTGTTGTAGATGTAGTAGGTACTTCTGTTACTGCTGCTAACGTAATAGCTGAATTAGGTAAAGTAGTTGATGCTATACCAGCAGAACTTTACGGAAAAGAAGACTTATACATCTATGTTTCTCAAAACGTAGCACGTGCATACGTAAGAGCATTAGGTGGATTTGGTGCAAGTGGTTTGGGAGCAAACGGAACAAACGCACAAGGTACACAATGGTTTAACAACGGAAGTTTATCTTTTGATGGTGTTAAAATCTTTGTTGCAAACGGATTAGCTAACAACTATATGATGGCTACTCAAAAATCTAACTTATACTTCGGTACAGGGCTTTTAGCTGACCACAACGAGGTTAAAGTTATCGATATGGCAGATATTGACGGAAGCCAAAACGTAAGAGTAATTATGCGTTACACAGCGGGTGTTCAATACGGAATCGGTTCTGAAATCGTACTTTACACACCAGCTTAATTAGCTAACAAATAATAATACATAAGGGGTGGGCATCTGCCTACCCTTTTTTAATAATTTTAAAAAACAACAAATATGGCTTGTGATATTTCATTAGGAAGAAACGAAGTATGTAAGGATAGCGTAGGAGGTTTAAAAGCGGTTTATTTCGTTAATTATGGCGATATGGGTGCAATAACTTACGATACTACCAATACAGATGTAATTGATGCAGTAGCTGGAACTCCAGATGCATACAAATACGAATTAAAAGGGGTTTCAACATTTACTCAAAACATTAATAGTTCACGTGAAGCGGGTACTACATTTTTTGAGCAAGTACTTGAATTAACCTTCAAAAAATTAACGGTTAAAGACCACAAAGAATTGAAATTAATGTCTTACGGACGTCCAAATGTCATTGTAGAAGATAACAACGGGAATTTCTTTTTAGCGGGGTTAGAACACGGAATGGATGTAACGGGTGGAACTGTTGTAACAGGTGGTGCAATGGGTGATTTAAGCGGTTATACTATAACACTAACAGGACAAGAAAAAGTACCAGCTAACTTTTCAGGAGATACTTTATCAAACGTTGGGTTTACAGTTGTAACTGAGGCATAATAGCTACCAAC